GGTCACAACAATTAACGAATCTGTGTAGACGTCGTGAAAAGGTACACGAACCTATCCTTTAAGGTCAGACAGACCATCAGAACAACACATCAAGCAAGAGAGTACAAGTAACTAGCCACACGCATAGTGTTGGCTGTTACTGCCCCTGAACCGCCATCGGCCAAAATTAACGTTTGGCCAGAAGCGGTTATATTGACACGGACAATCTGCAACAATACAGACTGACCGGTCGGACTATTTGAAAGCGTGACCGGGGATGAAGTCCCTGTCAAAGTCATCGCGAAAACGGTCGTCCCTTGGATGACGAACGTCAATTCATATTGTCCAGTCGTAGTAAACGTCACAGTGTTCACAGATGTAGAGATCACAAAACCTGGAGTCGAAGTAGTCGTATTGGAAGAACCCATAAGACTAACCGTAGATATGATGCCAGAAGCAACAACCTTAGCGGAACCGGCATTCCGGTCAACAATTTCAGGTTTATAGAGACTAATATCATATGAACACCACAATTCTCCGAGTACTGTACCGGGCGTGCCAGGAAGACCGGAAGTAGCAATTTGGAACTTACCCAAATCGTACAACCGAGCATCCTGGCTAGCGCCAGTAGAACTCTGATCATCGCGTATATAACGCATCATATCCGTCGAAACGGATGGATCACACTCAATGGTGTGCAATTGAGAACAAGAAGGCTTAGCAGACACAGAAAACTCGGCATTTTCCATGTGAATTTTATCGGCGTAAGGAGCATCGAGAACGTCATAGTTGGTGGCAAGGATGACAGATCCAAGTGGACCACCAGCTGTGATATCAGACGAAAGCGTCTTAAACTCGAAAACCATTCCATGGATACGATACTGCTGATAATTTTGGGCCAAAGCAGACAACCATGGGAAGGTAGTGACACTTCCGGCATTGATAGTGAAAGGAACATTTGTAAAAGTGGCCGCAACTGCGGGCACAACAATGTCCTGTAAATATTCACGGTGGCGAACGCGCGTTGCGTTACCAATCATTCCGAAAGAAGGCACTGCTTCCCCTGGCGCTAGCGCCATACCCTCTTTAAAAAGAGAGTTATTTTCAACCGTATAGTCCCCAAATCCAACAATCCGCGACAACCCATTTCCAAGGAGTCGTCCAGCTGTGGATCCGAGTTGGCGTCCAAGGGACGCCTGTCCGTACTTGGTGCCGAGGATCGAACCCCCGGCCCCACCAACATACTCTCCGCCACGGGCAAATGTTCCTTTCGGAACAATCTGCTGCATGACCGGAACAATCTTGTCGGTGTAGTAATTTCCATTTCCGCGCACAACGGCAACGGTCTGCGAATTCTTTTTGTTCTTGTTAACGTTCTTTGGTGGCATATAAACGACAGTTTTCTTGTTTTTATTGTTGTCCTGCAACTAGCCAAGGCGGGGTTGTTAAACCCGTCCGGAAAACCGGGGCCGCCTTTTGATTACGCTCAGTAATCAACCTCACAGAGCTTATCGAACACAGAATGTTCGATATAGCTCGGCAAAGTCGTCACTGAACGTAAAAGAGCTTCGACCGATATCACTTCCTCAACTGTGATACCGTATCGACACTCAATCGCTTCGAGGGCTACAGCCCGATCGACAGCAACATGAGTCATGTTTGGCTTCCATGACTCCTGCAAACTGCCCACGACGCGTCTCGGTTGCTTACCCAACCGGGACATGGTAAAAAGAAACTCACCTAAGATCGGATAACTCCGATCAACAGTCCCGTAGGACTGCGCGAGCGAGGTAGAGCACTGCCGGATTGCTTCTTGCAAACCCAGACGATGTTTCTTACCCCTACGAATGACTCTGGTTATTTCAATCGGATTGTTCAACAACTTTCCAATTTTCAGGCAAGCGGAAGGAAGAGGGATCCAATCGACCCCATCTTCCCCTTGCTGCCACCAACCTTTGAGAAAAGTAGACGTAAAGACGTCATCTCTCTCAAAACACTTGACTTTGAAACCCAACTCGGCTCCAGCGTCAGCGAGGTCGGAAAACCTATCCTCATTCAAGATAAACCACACAAACATAGCAAGTGTTGACAACGAGTTAAAACTCGTCGTCGTAGTTATGCCAGTAGGCATCTGCGTTCCAGCAGATCCTTTAGCAAACAAGCGCCCCTTGCGAAGTGTGTACCCAGATGAACATGCGTTGTAAGCCAGCGCAATAAATTCATCGGACAACCCAAATTTACGCAGAATCTGTCCCATGAAAAACTTCATGGGCCCGTCATCTTGCGTGTGATCAAATTGACTTTGATCAGCTTCACAGCCAAAACTAGGTCTAATGCCACCCCACGCAACGAACGAATCGTCGCCGGACATAGCAAAGACCGAATGGCCTGCTTGGGCTGCTCGTCCTATATCAGACAATTTTTTCTGATCGTATCCTGAAGCAAAAAAGATACGAACTGAATGCCCTGCAAGATCGAACGTACGCCCATCAAAAAGATGGTGCAATTCGTCAGCAAAGCTCCTTGCCTCACCACCCATCAACGCGTGCGTCAAAGGTGGCAAGTTCTGAATAGCCCGAGGCTTCATGGTCAGAATCCCATTGACTTCTTTTTGTGAAGTAATAGTTTCATTCCATTTTAGGTTTATCGTCTTTCCGGAAAAAAGGCTCACACCAGACATATTTTCAACATATGCACGTTGCAAGCGAGCCCCCTTCCTACCCATGATTCGGATGTTATCCTCAACGCTGTACACTGCACAGCGCAAATCGCCAATTAAATGGCAACAGAAGTAACGTCCGAGTTTTTCCCAGTTGTGATGACGTTCACGCGCGGTAAAACGACTCCCAACAAAAGGATCGTTATGCACGCGCATGAGCGCTGCTGCCAACAAGTTAGTCTCGTTGTTGGCAGGCTGTTGTAGAAGTCTTTGTGTGATCAGAACCGGATAAATGAGATTTCTCCCAACCGGACGCCCCAACGCCTCAAACGCGTCGGCAACTGAAACACAACAACCGTCAACAAAGACGGAAATTTCTCCGCGAAACGCTTCCGGACCACTGGTCATGATCGCAGTGTACGACGGAAGTGTTGTCCCCGCAGGAATAGGTTCAACACATTCAATCGTATCTTGCATCAATTCACCCCGTCCAAAAGTTTCAGAGAAAAGCTGAAATCTACGTCCCCGCATAGTCTGCACGTAGTTCCACCCGAGATGTAGAACACACGCAGAGAAGCGACCAAACGGTCCGCAATAAACTCGTAAAAGAGATGCACCCAAGTGCATTGCAAGACGGCCAAGAGGTTTTTCTTGTTCCGTGGAAGTGATAGCCTCAAACAAGACACCTAATAACGCAGCTGATTCGGAACAATACGCCAACCCCTCTTCCAACAATGCGGAAAGAAGAGGGTGTTGTGGTAAAATCCAAGCACCAACTGAGTTATTTGATCCGAAAGCGCGGAATGTAGCCTGAACGGACCCAATGCGCGTCCGAAGAACGTACATTGAAGCCGAAAAAGCAACACCCGCACCAACAAGAAACATCTCCCGAAAGGGGATGCGTGTATCATTTGCCTGAGCACGCGCACGCACAAGTCGTGTCTCAGAAGCCGTGTGAGCCTGACGCAACCGAGCAAGTTGTTCAGAATCATTCCGGCGTCCAAAATACAGACTAGCAAGAACTGTGTCAGAAACCATCTTTGCATAAAACAAAGGGAATCTGTCACGAAACGCGTTCAGGGTCGGGGTGTCGAACTCCTTCGCCACCAAGACCTGAGCCATGTCCAAAAGTTGTCCGTGTGGGATTTTACGAACAAGTTTTGGACTCACCTTCAAAAACGGACTAACACAAACTACAACCTTCTTAGTTGCATAAACTGGAACAAACCATAACCAGTAATCTGTGCTGTCCACCGACATCAGCGTCGCCATTCCGATATCACATGGATTCGGTACAATCTGAATGGCGTTTGGGACACCTAAAGCAATGCGAACAATGCGATAAGGCCCGACTTTTGAAACGGGAGAGACATCAAGCCCGTCAAAATGACGTTGCTCAAGCCACTCCGGCCAAGGATGCGGTGCATAAAACCCAGAACTTGCGTCCGGAGACGAAAGAACAAGGCCATGCTCGTTTTTGACAAACATTTGTTCAACAACAATAGTTCCGTCATCGAGACAAATAGGTTCATCGCAACCCATTTCCCCAGGAAAGAAGCGCCCAATCCAGTACATACACCCACTCGTAGACCGAGAAATATATTCGCGGGCTGCAGTAGATGTAAACGGTGTTGAAGCCGCATCACCGCTTTGATAAATATCACAAGCGATGACCGCGTCAAACATCCGATCAGGGATGGGAACACGCAACTGGACGCCGCGAGCGGCGTCACCTTGAACAGCAAGATCCGGTGCCAAACACCAGTCTATGTTCATTGTCCGTGAGGAGGCAGTCTGGCCATTAACCCGAGTCAACGTGCCAAAAGGCGCGCTAACACGTGGATTGTAGGACAGAGTGCGGGGGCTTCCGAAGAGATCAAGTATAGACAGTTGTTGCTTACCGCGACCGACATGCTTGAGGACCTGCATATAAGCAGACTCTCGGCATGCTGCGCTAAAAGCATGAGGGTTGTGGAACCCATTAAACAACTGCACCTGAATACCCAACTTCTTCAGAGGCGAAACAACATATTCGTCACAGACAGCAACTCCTACTTTACGAGTTACTGCCCAGGTCCGGATATCGTTAATTGACAAACGTGGAGGATGTGCCACGGGCACGTGCAACCCCAAATTTCCCGTACGCGGGAAATATGGGGGCGGAGGTGCCACTGGCTCCCTCCGATTATTACGCTGGATTTGTTGATTGTTAATGGAACTCATTAAC